TATCAAATCCTAAGTTGGCACTAGACCTAGTTATCTTATATTCTATTGTACCATTTTGTATTGTAAACGAATCAAACACACTCTTTCCTACAACACTTTGTACAGAGTTTTTACCGAATAAAGTAAAAGAACTTCTAGTCTGATTACTAGAAAGTTCTCCTAATCTTTCTGCAATTGTTTTGTTAAAAGTCCCAACTGTAATTGTTGATATTCCATCTAAAATATTTTCAATTTCAAAGACTTGATAATCGTTAATCGGTATGTCGTGATTCGGGAAATCTAAAGTTAAAATATCTCCCGCTTCTAATAATTCTAATCCTTCTTTTTGTATTTTTAATTTTATTTTTCGTATGTCTGCATTGTGTATTTCTAACAATTGTGATGCCTTTATTTTTGCATCCGATAATGAGTTCTTCCCTTTGTAGGTATTTCTGATTCTGCCTTAACACCATCTCCAACTACAATTATTTTATTGGCTTTATCTAATAAAGATTTATTGCTTTCTACTGAAATTAAATTATGTCCTGATTTATAATTAAGGGAAAATTTTCTGAGACTGTGAACATCTTCTATGTTATTCGCTATTATTTCCCCGTTTGATACTGTATAATCTAATCCTCTTTTACTAGCCAAATGATTAATTGCAGTAAATGAATCTACATCTTCAAATTGTGCATCTGAAATAAATATTTTACTATTACGTTTAATTAATTCGTCATACGAAGAAGGGCTAAAAACAATATTATCAAAAGTTATAGTAGTATTGCTAACAACAGTAACCTTACCTACTAAATAACCTTCTTGAGTGTAAATAACATCATTTACATCAATTCCAATTGGTTTATTTACACAGGTTATTACATTACCATTAACTGAATCTACTAAATTAGTTGTATATTCTTTAAGGCTTTTTTCATAATTTATATCTAAACCTGATTCCTTTGCTATTTCTTCAATAGCATTATTTATTTTAGAACTGATATTTACTATTGTACCCATAAAACATTTTTTAGGTCTAATGTTCAATTTTTTAGGAACTGTTATAGTATTTATTTTACCAAAAGAAACACAACCGTTTCCTGTTATATTGCCATCATATTCAAACTTAAGTGAAGTATTTGTTTTAATAACAGACAAGGATTTTTTTTGTTCATTTATACCATCACTAATAAAGCAATCAATTTCTTCTCCATCGGTAAACATACCCATGTTGGTAAATAATCTTCTTTCTAAATAGGTATTAGCAGTATCTATTTCTAATAACATATGCATAGAATATATACCTTCCGAATCAGTAGATTTAGTTCCTTCTGTATCTCCTGTTTTGAAGTCGGCAAATACCTTATCATGTTGTAAGCCTGAGTCATCCATTACATTAATTTCAAAGAAATCAGGTGTTTCATCGAATGTGGTTTCTGATATTCTCATTAATCTATATGTACCCGCAGCACTCAAATCTTTATCGAAAGTAATTGTATGTTGCCATTTGTTACTAACTACTTTTTTCGTATGGCTAATTATTTTACCAATATATGATGGAGTACCCTTTGTAGTTATATTTGGCCCAACTATGTATTGTCCTGTTAAATCTACCATATAGTGTAGCCAATGATGTGTAGAACTACTATCCATAGTTCTAGTAATCACACTAGGAGTACTACTGTAATCACTTGAAACAATATTAAATTGTGGTTTTATTAGCATTTGAGCAGCAAATATTTTTCCATATTCATCACCATTAGAAACCTCATTATGTATAGTATTGGCATCATTATCGCCACTTATTTTATTTATATTCAGAAAATTATTTCCATCAATCAAGGGATAGTTTTCTGTTTTCATTCCTATAAATGAAGCAGGTAAATGTCTTAATCCACCCGCATTATATCCTTCTCTAACTAAAAGATTTTTAGAATGTTGATTTTGTGCATTTGTAGATAAATCAATATTGGTAGCATTATAATCATTATCTATGGTAAGTAAAGAACTAGAATCATATTCATAAACATTACCTGCGTCTTTTGAAGTTATATTTTTAATATCTCTAAATATAGCAACACAGTTATCATAAATAGTTTTAGATGGAAAATCAGCATAATAATGTGGAGTTGTAATCCCATTACTATTACCCAATAAAGGAGAAGATAATCCTGATAAAACTGCTGAACGATGATACAGACTTCCGTTAGCACCACCTTCTATTGAGCCAGTTGGCGCATCCATTATACCGTAATGTACTCCTGATTCAACAAATGTTTTAGCATTTGAAGTATTATCACTACTAAATGTTCTAGATATAACTGGTAAAAACACATTATGAACATCGTAGCCGAAATTAGAACCATTTTTTAAAGCGTTATAAGCAAAATATTGTTCTCCTTTGTGTGTCAATGCTAAATTAGGTAAAGCAAAATATGCCAGAGTAAAATTGATACCCCCACTACTATATGTATTAGTATCGCCAAGACTATACAAATAATCATCCGAAGCCAATAATAATGATGTTTGTGGTCTATTTGTATTATTCCAATTAACTCCACTTTCTTTATCAGAGAATCTACTTAACTGTGTAATAGGAACTTTAGGTATTTCATTCCTATTCTTTAACGAATCTGAATCTATTGGATTAAAATGCCAGTCAAATGTTGATTCTATTAACCTAATTATACCCCATCTTGTTAAATCTTTAGTGTTTGTTATTGTTGATTCGGATATTAAAGAAGTATCATAATCTTTGTCTTGTATAGATACTGAACTAGTTTTACCTTGATAATTGCTATGTGATATTTGGTCTGTATTAGTTCCAACACCTTCCCACAACATTCCATAATTAACGACTTGATTTGATTTTCCATTGTATGAAATGTGATTGTAACGCAAATACGAATCAGGAAATAAATCCCCTGCTACAAAAAATTCATATGTTCTAGTCCTGTAATCTTTTTGAACAAATAACTCAACTTTATCATCGAAAGTATTATTTAACACACTAGCATTAAGTCTTGTATCTGCTGAAAGAGCATTCATTTCCCAATAGTTACTAGTTGCACTATTAGATTGACCGTCTGTAACCATAACATTTGAAGTTCTTATTGTATTGGTTGTACCTGTTTCTGTAAAGTTTTGAATTAGATTATTATGGGTATCAATTGCTGTATCTTTATCTGTCCCTTCGAATGTAATATTGTGTGCTAAAGTGTAACCACTTATTTTACTAGGTTTTTTACCATCTAAATATATACTATCAGAATCATTAAAATTAATTGTTCCAGAGTTAAAGGATTGTAAATCAATATATCTAAAAATATTATTTGATGTGTAAAAATTATTAAACGTATTATCTAGTTTATGTATATAACCACCTCTAGGTAAACTAGTATTTAATAAATATATACTAGCCGATTTAGTATGATTAGAATTAATTCTAGTATCGGAAGAATTTTCATCTATTACCCCTAAAGAAACTGGAAAAATAGGACTAATGTTTATACTAGTTTTATTTGTTTCCGATTCAATTATATCTACGACAGACATATAATTAGAACTTTGAATCATTTTTATTGCTTTATTAACATATATTTCATTTTCTTCTGCTAGTTGAAATAAAAATTTGGAATCAAATTCACTAATTGAATCTATACTATGTAAATCATAACCCATTTTATTTTCTGTTTGGAGTAAAGTATTCATACTAATATCTTCTAATTCTAAAGATTGATTAAAAGAAAATCCTTGTTTTATTCCTATTCCTTTTTCAGAAGCCCCTTCTAAAGTAGTTGGTCTCAATGACATTAATTTATTAGATGACATGGCTTTATTAAGAGATAAATAATTACCTGTCGTAAATGGATTATAATAGTAATATGTTGTTCCATTACTTATAGAAACATATGAATTATCTAATAATGTTATTGTGCTAGTTCCCGACGAATGGGTTATACTATCAACTTCTCCTATCAAAACCTTGTTGGTATCGAATAATAAAGTATATTTTGTAAGTAAACTAGTCTTATCACCACTTACTGTAACAGTTGTGTTTGCAGTATTACTATTAATACTAGTAGCAATACTATCTATCGTTCCGGTAACTTGAGTTAATGTTAAATTAGGATTTAATGAAGAGTTAATAATATCTGAGGAAAAATTAAGATTTTTGTTAACAGTAGTAGTCAAAAGTTTAGCGATATCATCTCTTCCAGAAATAGTATAAGTCATCATTCCATTTTCATTTTTAGATTCTATATCTTCTACATTACCATTGAATATTTCTTCATTCAATGTAAAACTACCATTATAATAATACATTCTAGAAATAGGAGTTTTCTGATAATATTGTTTTGTGGGTTCTAAAACAGTTAAATATTTATGTGTCTTGTCTCCATAATTCACTCTTAAATCGTGTCCTTTTTTATTGGTTATTGACAATCTAGAATTGTAAAGTTTTGTATTTTCTACTTCTATTGTTCTATCCTCTAGGGTTAATCTATTATTTTGGTCGTGTCTTACTGTGGTATCTGCTGCAAACTCAACATTTAATTTATTATTAGAATATGGAACTATGTAGCAATCAACATTAGTAAAGGAATGAACT